TTGTGTACCTAATGTAAATCCTTTAAATCTTGCTTTTCTTTCTTCTGGTGAAAGATATTCACCCTTCTCACCAACTCCCATGACTCTTGCCTGATAGTCAGCAGAAGTCTTACCAGTCATACCCTTCATAAACTTTTGAAGGCCACCACTTTTATTCCCAATGTTATTCATGGATGATGCTGAATTTAGGAGACCTTTAATCATTGTGACTGGCGGTTTTTAATTTTTTCGTTTTCTTCTTCTATGTAATCAACAAGTTGTTGTACATAAACCTCTCGTTCCCATGGCAACATGTTCTCAAGTGTTTCAAGACTCCATTTATGGTGTTGAACCATTACAAAATTAGTTCGATAGTAATTCTCTAACGATTCGTGGGCCAACACTAGTCGAAAAAACTTGAGAGACCCTCAATTGTTACCTGAGATTTAACATTCGTATTTGGATTAAGAACTTCAATCTTATGACTTAATTTAGGCATAGTCTCAAAGAAATCTTGTATCTTTTGGAATTGTTGTGTGTCAAATGTTTCTACAAACTCTAGCATTTCTTTCTTAGAAAAACTCTTTGCTTCTAGAACATCCTCTCCTTCAACTACTTGAGATATACAATCAATTGTCATGTCAAATATAGTGTCAACTTTTTGAGTATTATCACCTGTAATATTATTTTTCACAAACATTTCCATGCTTGGATACTTCATGACAATTCCAACTTGATCATTAAGTTGAATTACTGGATCATGTTTATCAGACTTTTGAATTTTGACATCTTCAACATTGACAGCAACTTCAACTTCAGTTTTCTCATCATCAGGACATACAATATTCAATGTTATCTCTTCACCTACAGATTTACCTCTGATATTTAGGAAAAGATATTCAATATCAAATACAGCAAGTTTGTCTACACTAATACCTCTAGTAAGAATACAATTCTTAAGGATTTGTTTGACAGCATTCTGCATTTCCTTCTCATCTTCTGACTCCATAGCGATAAGAAGTATTTTTTCTTCCTTCACAAGAAAAGGTCTATACTTAACTTTTCTATTGGAAGATGGTAATGTCAACTCATAGGTTGGCGTGTTTAACTTTGGTAATGGCATTATAACAATAATATATTATAAAAATATTTATACGAGTTTTTTAAAGTTATGCAAAAAGACCCTCTGTTGAGAACGGTTCGAGTGCTGATTCTCCGTCAGCATCATCTTTTCTTCGAGTTCCAGTAGGTCTAATTGACTCATATTCAAACTCAATTGATAGTTGAGTCATAGATGATGACTCATTTCCTAGTGATGTAGCGGATATATTTGAAGGAAAAGCATTTATTATTTTAACAGCATGTACTGGAACTGACTTAAAGAAACCAGTTACACCACCAATCTTGTCAGGAATAATCTCCTTTGTCAACATTCTTTTTGACAATGCATTGAATCTTAGTTTGTTTAAATTCATGAGAGATGAATTAGCTTTTTCATATTTTAGTATAGTAATATCAGAAACATAATCATCTTTGTACTTAGTTCTTAAAGTACCATTGTCTCTTGCCCATCTAGAATATGGATAGATTGTGTCAGTCCATACATCAAATACTTGCCGAATCAATGAACCAGAATCTAACATGAATGTCATGGAAAATGTATTGAACACTGTACCATAGGCATATTTTAACTGAGGTGTATTAGTAATTCGATACTCACTTGTAGACATATTTACGCCAGGTAAAGTTGCTTCAGATGTATATAATTTCATCAGCTCCATCATTTGTCCTAGACCAGCACTACCATCAGCCAGTCTAAACTTACCTTGAAGTACCTCAAATAATTTACTACTACCACCAACATCTATCTGAACATCATAAAGGTTCGCCATACTGAAACCATAAGTTTGAAACTTAGATTTAAATTCATTTAAGTTTGATAGTGTCATTGTTTAGCCCCGTTCCAGACAGCAAGTTTACTTAATCCACCAAAATCTTCTACAGGTAAGAAAGAAGCAGTCTTATAATCATCACTATTTATCACAAACATCGGTGTTTCTAGTCCTTCCGTCAAATAACTATGAAAAGCCCTCTTATCTATCTTTGGCAGAACTCCACTTTGTAATACAGTTGCTGTATATAATCTATCTCTCAAGTTTAGATAATGTAAGTTATATCCTTTAAACTGTAGTCCTCCCTGTGTTACATACACTAAAGGAAATCTATCATAAAAATTTAATCTCTCTGCATAAACTGCCCTATACTCAAACAAATAGAGTGAGCCTGGACTTGGTACAAGAGTCTCTTCTAACTCAGCAAGATCAGCAAACAAATCACTTTGTTTGAAAATTGTTCTCACCGTGTTCCGATACCACTCGTAGGAACGTGGTTCATCTCCTGTTGCTTCTTGAACTAAACTAAAAACACTCATACCTTAAGTTCGTCTTCTGTGATAATTTTAAACTGCCATCGTCTATCTAAACAAAATTGATTTGCAGCCTCCCATTTTGCTTGGTTCTTTGCATACTCAGTTACCTCATAGATATATTTTTTTGTTTGTCTCTTTTGTTTTGTTGGCGGTTTTGTTTGTCTTTTTGGTTTCACTTCAATCAAGTATTTTTTGGTAGTACCATTTGATTCCTTGATGTGCATATAAAAATCTGGAAAGTATCTATGTACTCGATTATCTAATGGAGATCTGTATGGAATTACAACCTCTTCACTGCCCCACTCTAAAATATTAGGATTGGAATCACAATATTTCATGAATTTGAGTTCCCAAGATGATCGAAAAATAATGTTACGATAATCACCTCTGTACTTCCTAATGTTCCTTGGTGTAAATCTGCCTTTCAAAGTATTCATATATAGCTATAGAGAAATAGCGGTCTTCCTAGTATTTATGGCCTCAAAATCATACACTGTTCCATCGGAACTAAGCAATCTAACGACATTCGATCAAAATAATTCATCTGGTACATACGCATCATATGGACAGTTAAGGTGGCCGTTGGCAGAACAACATGACTTTTTACAAATAGATGTAGTAGAATTTCAAAAGACAGGAGATCAACAGTTTACAGTAACACAAAGTAATACAACTGATGGACAAGTTACTGAAGCTTCTGGTGAAAGTGCTATTGAATTTGATTCAGTTACTACTATTGCAGATGGTACGTTTCTTAGTAATACACAATCAAAAACTAAAGCAAACGTTAAAGAAAGAGTTTTATTACCCATACCAGCAAATGTAAACTATCAAGACAATCCAAAATATAATGAAGGATCTGGTATAGCAGGTAAAATTCTACCATCATTGGCAAAACAAATTGCAAATGACGCTTCAGCATCAAATATTGCATCTACACTTCAAGCAGCTGCATCTGCTGGTTCTCAAGGAATCGTAATGAGTATATTAGATAAACTGCCTGGTTTAGGTGGTGGTGCAGCACAGTTTACACAAAATGGTTTTGGTAAAATTTTAAATCCATATGTTGAACAGGTATTTGGTGGAGTTGGAATGAGAACTTTTAACTTTAATTGGAAATTAGTTCCAAGAAATGATGCAGAAACGAGAGCAATTAAAAATATTCTTCAAGTTTTAAGAGGAAGATCATTACCAGATTATGCTGCTAAACTAGGACTTTCAGCAAATGCTGGCGCTCTTGACTCTGGAAATATTTCTGATCGTTGGTTAACTGTTCCTCATGTGTTTAGATTGCATTGGAAGAATGGAGATAATGGTCAAAGAATTGATTCTCTTCCTAAAATTAAACCATGCGTTATGACAGATGTACAAATTAATTATACTCCAGATAATATATGGGCAACTTATGAAGGAGCAAATCCAGTTGCTTATGATATGACTCTAGGATTTACTGAGACTGAAATTATTACATCACAAGAAGTACTTGCTCTAGGATATTAAAATGTTCTTCGATTCACAACCAAATTTTTTATACCCAGATTTTAAGATTAAAGATAACTATAAGGTATCTAAAAATTTCTTTCGTAGAGTAAGAAATAGAGATAACTTTAATAGTATTTTTTCTTCTTCACTTCCATATACTGTTACGCCAGGCGAAACTGTAGAGGAAGTTGCATATAAAAAGTATAATGATTCAAAATGGTATTGGACAATTTTATTAATGAATAATATTATTGATATTAGTAGAGAATGGCCTCTTTCATCAAATGAATTAGAAGATTATATGAATAGTAAATATGGATCTGCAATAGATAATCCTAGACATTGGGAAACAAATAAAGTTACTGATAATACTTTAGGTGTAGTGTTAGAACAAGGTGTAATTGTAGAATACTATGAAGGAACTACTGCTCAACAAGCATCAAACTATTATCCATCATGGAATTTTAAATACTTTACTCAATCTGGTGGTAGTCCAAATACTCAAGTAGTAAATACTGTTCCTGCTACAACAGGACTAACTAAGATTACAAATAGAGAATGGGAATATCAAGAGAATGAAAAGAAGAGAGAAATTATTTGTCCTAAACAGCAATACTTATCTGTATTTGAAGATGAATTAGAATCTCTATTGAAGTATGATACAAAATATAAAATTACTAAAGGTGGTTTAAGAATATCAGAACCATATCAAAGATAAACAAAAACCTTTTAGACAAAAAAATGCCCCGAAAATTTTTTCGAGGCTTTTTTTATTGAATTTTTAAATTCGTATTACTCTTCTGCGAGTCTTGAGAAGTATGACATTACATCTTCCTCTTCCTCATCAACACGAGGAGCAGGAGGTTCAACTGTTGCTGAAACAGATGGTATAGGCCCACGACCTTCACTCTCATCTTCAAGATCTTCATCAGGTATTGGTGATACCTTCTTCTTGGCAGAAAGAACTGTGTTCATTCTCTTCTCAAGTTCTTCATATGTTTTGAAGTTCTTAGCATCAGTAAATGCTGTAAGAGAATGTTCTGATTTGTAGATAGCTTCTAATTCAGCATCATCAAAGTCTCCAAGAGTTGATACTTTATCAAACTCAGACTTATCATAATTCCAATAACCATCTAACTTACGAATCTTTAACTTAAAGTTAGCACCTTTCCAGAAATCAAATGGATTGATAGGAGTCTCATCAGCAAATGCTGGTTGCATAGCTTCAACAATCTTATCATGGATTTTCTTTCCATACTTATACAAGAATACTTTACCTTCGTTCTCAGGATGTAAAGGATCTTGAACAACATATATGTTACTGTAATAAGATAACTTACGTTTTTGTTTACGAGCAGTTTCCTTATCACGATCAGATCCAGAGTTCCATAATTGACGATTTAAATCACCAACAGGATCGGACTTGTTAATAGTTGTTAATGAGTTTTCAATATACCAACCGCCAGGACCTTGGAAAGCATGACTAAACAGTTTTGCCCAAGGAAGATCTTCATCATTAGGTGCTGGTAAAAATCTGATTACAGCGTAACCATTACCACTTTTATCCATCTCAGGTTTCCAAAGATTATCATCTTTGGCATTTGATTCGCCAGATGAAACCTTTTCTAGTTCCTTAGTTAATTTTTGAAAAGCAGAAGCAGAATCTCGCTTCAGTGCAGAAAAAGACATGTGTGTTCTCCGTATTTTTTAGTATTTGGCTTACTTTTTTTATTTTAACATAGTTATTGGTATTTGTCAATCATCTAATAACTCTAATGCTCTTTCAACATCTGCCTGCATAGAAACAAAACACTCATCGATATCACCGTTAGTATATCCTAATAGTCTTGCAGATTGTTTTAAGTATTGTATAAATTCAAAAGCATCATCGTCCTCAGAATATTTTGCACGAAAGTATAAAACCTTTTGTAGTTCTATAACTCTACCAACTTTTTCTAAGTATTCTTTTTTTTCTTCATTGTCTAGTGTCATACCTCTAGAAGATAAATCAACCAGTCTTTGATAGATTTCAAATAACTGTACTGATTCAGCTCTAATGATAGGATTATCAAAAAATGCCATGTTCTATGCTAATTTTTTTAACAGGATACATTTATATTTATCACGATCTATTTGAAGGAATGGTTCGTATTTCACAACCTGTTTTTTTGTATCAGGCCATACTACAGGTTCTATAATTTGTTTATCAAAGTCAGGAATAAACTTTAAAAGTTTATTTAAAATGACTAATGTTTCCAATGTAATTCTATCTCCATAATATGATTGCAATAAGATAGGATGATTGCCAGATTTACATTCAAATACTTTTTCAAACTTAGAAATATCTAATAGATAATCTATATCATTCTCAAACATAAATGACATACTTTGAATCTTTTTCTTCCAGTCAGTATATACTTTAGAACCATGTACTGATATATCGCCAATCCATGTGTTGTTATTGTTTATAAAGTATGATACAAAATATTCTACAACTGTATCATGATCAAACTTTGCAGCTAATTTCTTAAAAAAATATCTATCTTTTCTTTTATCAAACGCTGATTGAGATGCCCTAGATTTACCATTAAAGGTAAAGTAGTTATACTTATCTTTAGTGAAATGTAACTTTAATGCTAGGTAAGTTTTGTAGACATCAAAACCTGTCATTACACTTGTGGCAGTTTTGCTCGAGTAGTTCGTTTAATACAATTAAGTCTTTGTGCATCAGCACGAATTTTTTCCTTGAGTGGTTTGGAAATAAGTTTGTTTACTGTAGTCAGTTCAATGTCATGTTCTTCACAATAACAAATCACTGCTTCCATGTAATTCAATTCTCCTTTACAAGCAAGGACGATCTTTTCTATTTCCATTGAAAATTTAGAAGCAGTTAAAAACTTACCATCTAATAAATTTTCGAGTTCATCCTTTTGTTGTTTCATTAAATGCTTTCCAGTCCTTGATGTATTGCATAAGTAATCTAATAAATTTGGACTTGTTGTATTCTTCATAGACTTCACATTCTCCATTTTCACATGACATGATAATTACTAGTTTTTTAACAGTTAAGCCTGTTAGTTCATATAACATACAAGCATAAGCAGCTGCTTGTACAAAGTATCCTTCAATCCATTCTCTAGGTTTTGGTTCTTTTGAAGTCTTGAAGTCTATAATGGATAACTCTCCATTATATTCTGCGATACAATCGACAGTGCCTGCAACACCTAACTGTAAACTATATAGTGGTTTTTCTAGAGCGTATATATTATCAAGATTATTTAAAAAAGGTTTAGATATTTTAAATAAAAAATCTGATAATGGTTGAACTTCTGGAAGTTCCAAATTTTTTAGATAGTATTCAGTAATCGTATGTGTATCAGTGCCACGACTTGCAGCACGTCTAGAAATTTTGTTTGCTTCTGCTGCACCAACTTTACGGCGCCATTCTGCAATTGACTTTCTAGATTTGTGGGAAGTAATAGATGTTATAGATGGAAGTTTTTGATCTCCAACTTTATAATATCTTGTACCTTTAACGTTGACTCTTTTCAATGGAGCAACATCTATTTCGCAGTGATTAAACATTAAAGTCCAGCATTAATCTTGGCTATAAGATAACTTCTGATTAATCCAGAGCGAACGATATCTGGTATACCAAATTCAGTTACACCAAACTCTTCCATGTTTCTTATGATACCAAGGAAATTGTACACGCCATTCCTTTCATTAGTCTTCACTAAATCAGATTGTAGAGCATCACCGCAGAACATAATTTTAGTATCTTCTCCAACTCTTGTCATTATACTATCTAATTCATGAAAATTCAAGTTTTGACATTCATCAACTATAACAATTGATCTATCTAATGTTGTTCCACGAATGAAACTTGTAGACCAAAATGAAATAGTATCTTGTACCTTTAAATTGTTATAAAGATTTTCAAATGAATCATCATCTGGCATCTCAAACATATATTGTACCATCTGTTTGTATGGTATCTGATATAAGAATGACTTATCTTCATGATCGCCAGGCAAGAAACCAATCTCTCTTGTAGCAACAAGAGATCTTACGATATAGATTTTATCGTAAGGAGTATGGTCATCAAATACAGCTCTAAGTGCAAGGTATAATGCAACAAATGTTTTACCAGTACCAGCAGCACCATAGAGATATAAATTTTTATCGTTTGCCCAATCAGCAAATACTTTATCTTGAGCTGGAGTCAGAGGTTCAATATCTAAAAGATACTGAGAGTTAATAGGTCTCTTTCTTTTTAATACTTTATCTGGGGTTTCCGCTAAAGATTTCTTCTTTGTTCTTGCCATAATTAGTAAGAATTAGGATCAAATGTGGCGCCTGGATGATGATTTTTAATATTGGTTAAAACATCTTTAAATCCACCATCAACTTTTGCTTTCCAGTGACCTACCTCGCCACATCCAGCAACTCCAGCTTGCCAATCTCTTTGCCAGTCAGGGTTATCTGAGTACCATTGATTAATATCATGAATACTCATTGAGACTTCTTTTTTCTCTCCAGTTTCTTTGTTTACAACAGGATAAATTGCCATAATTAATGAATCTTTACAAAGTTATTTAGTCATAACCAATTCGGTTTTCTGGATGGGTCACGAAGATAATTAGATGCAGCCCAAGGTTTGCTCGATATATAACGTTTGTAAGCAGTAAAAGTGTCAATGCTTGTGTCATATTTAAACCTGTCGGGTCCTGCGAACGCAAAAGATTTAGGATCATGATCTTGTGGTGGAAAAATTTTAACAGCGTGTTCTATGGTACGCTGACAACTATGTATTTTAGAATATCTATGAGTATATTCATAACATAGTGCAAGACCATGTATGATCAACCATGTCCAATTATCTTGTGCCCAGATGGTACAAGGATGATTGCGAAATGCACCTTTAGATGTTTTGTATGGTGTACCATCTAACTTGGGTAAAGAACCGAAGTTATGACCCCATTCTTTAGATGCAACAATAGCAAGCATTTGACAAGTCTCAAGAGGCATCTTAACAATATGTTTATCAGGTAAACATTTTGCAGATGCAACTGCACTTGGATCAGTAACAAAAATATTCATTTGAAATTGAATAGGAAATCATTAACAAGACTTTCTGCTTTTTCTTGACCGAACTTACCTTTTAGATATCCACCTACAGGATCGAGTCTAGTCATATAAGCATCGAAGTCTTTGTACACACTTGTGTCGTTGTGTTTTGGTTTCTCTAATTGTAACATATTTTTGTACTTAGTCAAGTAATGCTTAAATGTAGATACATAAGCATCGACTTCTTCCATCTTACAATATCTAACAAATATATTTTCTGAAAAATGATTACCCATTTCAAAAAATCTATATTCTTTTTCTGCCTTTGGTAGATCATCAAAAGAAAGTAAATGATTTTCTACAGGATGTTGGAAATCAAATACTACGATCACTCTCTTCTCATTAAACGCCATCAAATCCATACCAAAACAAGGCAGATTACTGCCTGTCTTTGGATACAAAATATTATTATAGATACATGAGTTATCAGACCATATCTCAACTTCTCTTGATTTAATGAGATGTTTATTTGTATATGTTTTTGCTACAAGATGAGTTCCTTTACCTTCCCATGTAGCCCATGTTTCTTTTTCTTTTAATTTGATAGCATTGTTCAATGCATTTTTATATTCTTTCCAAAGATTCATAATTAATATTCCAAAGGTCGGTCTTGAGATTTATACATATCGATCATTTCCTGATCGTTATCTGGTCTATCTTCCACTCTCCGATGTTTAACATACTTTAAATTTTTCCATTGATGTTCATAACATAATAACAAAACATGAATCATTTTGTGAGGATCATTTTTAGCATAGTTACAATATGGTTTAGGTTTTACTCCTATTTCGATTGTAATATATCTTGAAGGAGTTCTCCATCCTTTTTTTGGTTCTGAAGGTTCTGCTTTAAAATAAACCCATCCTTCATGTTTCATTCCTAGATCCGTAGTCCAGATGACATAATCATCTACTTGTGGGTCATAGTGTTCCATCCTAAAGCCTCACTTACAATTGGGAACTCTCCTACAAATATACATTGAACTGCTCTCGCAACATCCATATGTTCTTTCTGTGTACCATGAGCAGAACGTAAGTCTATGTAATGTATCCATGAACGAACACTACCTGTCATGTAAATTCTGGTTGGTGTAGCAAGTGGTAAGACAAATCTAGCACATTCTTTTGCAATACCAGAAGCAAGAAGTTCATTATAAAGATCCATTGCTTCAACAAAATGTTCAGCAATTTTATATTGAAGATCTGCTTTCTTGTTCTTCGGTACGTCATCTGTACTATTCTGTCGATTCTTATAGTCCTGATGTCGAAGATCAAACATAGGAATCTCTTCTGCTAACAAATTAGTGTCAGCATATCTTTGACTAAACTCTTGAAATGTAAAACTA